GTTTTCGAAACCACTGATGCGACCAGTGACGCGGGGATCCGAATACGTGTCTCCACAGAACAATGCTCTCAAACATTTTTCTAGAGACGATGTGGTACGAGATGAGTCCCTTATGAATGAGACAGTTGATTATTTGTTTGATGCACTGCGTAACAGATTACTTTTAGAAAATCCAGATGTTACACTGAAGCCGTATAAGATGTCTGAGGCCATTAATGGTAGTTCGGATGACGAATACTTCAAGCGTATCAACGCTTCTACAGCGGGTGGCTTTGGATTTCCTGGAAAAAAGAGTGATCATCTACCTTTGCAGGAGGATGGCGTCACCCGTGAGCCATCGGAGGATGTAGTGAAGCGCATTGGCGAGATGATTGACCATTACCATAGAGGAGAATCGTCTGGTGTCATATTCAATGTCGCGTTGAAGGATGAACCAGTTTCTCTCAAGAAATTTCACTCTGGAGCTACCCGACTATTCTATGTCCAGGATCTAGCTTTCTTGATACTATCGCGGATGACACTGGGGCCCATAGTCACGTTGATGCAGCAATCACAAGCATTTTATTGTGCAGTTGGTATTAATATGTTCAAAGAGAGTGGTAAAATCCATGATACATTTTCATCACATCCCTTCTATACTGAAGTGGATGCGGAGAAATTTGATATCAATGCGCAGCATTATGTGTGTCAAATGCGTGCCACTCTCATTTATCGACTGTGTCAAGAGTTTGGATATAACAAGGAGGCGTTGCTCGTTCTTCAGGGGGTATTATCCGACCTATTGAATCCCATGTTGCTGTTGAATGGTGATTTGTTCTCGAAATCAATCATTGCAAGTGGACATTATGGCACTGCAGAATTGAATTGCCTGCTAATACTTATCATGTCAGTGTATACGTTTAAAATGGCGCAGCGCGATGGGAAGATAGATCCCAATCTTGACTTCTTTGATGAAATTAAGGGAGAATATTTTGGTGATGATCAAGGAAATAGTGTTTCAGAGGCGGCTAGTGAAGGTGTGAATAATTTTTCAATTAAGTATTCCTTTGGAAGACAAGGCATGAAAATTACATCTTCAGACAAGTCTAGCGAGCTTGACAAGTTCGTACATATATCCAATGCTACCTTTTTGAAACGTTGGTTTCGGTTTTCCAAGCGGTACAATAGAGTTCTTGGACTTCTTGATTTGAATAGTGTCTGTAAGATGCTCTCTAAGTCAATATATGGGTCCAATTGTACACCTCTGGAACACGATGTTTCTGTTGCGAACAGTGCGCTGTTGGAGATATATCAATATGTATGTGATGATGGGAACGACTGCAAGTTTGATAAGATCCGTCAGATACTGATTGGTGTGCTCAACAGCAGGTATGGCGAGC